TTATTTTCAACACGTTCGACCATAGCATGTTCAATGCTTGGGCGACCATGAAAACAAATTATAGAACAATCTTGTATGTTATTCGGATATACTTGATATTTGTAAGATTTCAACTGATTAGGAAATATTTTTTGTATTAATCTACGATCCTTTATAATTCCATTAAGATACTCGCCATCACCTCTATAATATTTTACAATATATTCATACCGCATTATGAAATCTGACCAAACGTGAAAATAATTTTTCGGATCAAAAGACATAACCGCAGATTGTAGTTTATTTTTTAAATATGGTTGATGTTCGTTTACAGAACCGACATCTTCTATCGCAAGAAAATTATTTTTATTATATTGTAACAACCAATCGATATTATTACAAATAACTGTATCTAGGTCAAAATAGACAACTCTACTCTGGAAATTATATACGGGATTAAAAAGCTGAAGTTTATTCCACCAACCAACATAACCTGGAGGAACAATTTTTGTTTTAACGCCAGGTACATTTCTATCGCTCAAACAAAAAAATTCATGTTCAATGGTGGTATTTCTAGCAATCATGGCTTTCAATATTTGAACATATTTGGGAGAAAATTTTCTACCCACGGAAACACAAACAACACTAATCATATTAAATCTTCAAAATATCATAAGAATCTGGATTTTTTCTGTAACTATGTTTAGACAAACATCCTTTTTCTTTTTGTACAGTAGTAAATGTATCCAAAGCTGAAACTGGCCAAGGATAATATTCCTCGATAAAAGGAAACCTACGATTGCTAATAAACAAATCAGTAGGACCAGCTAAAATTTTCGCCTCTTGTATTAACACTCGCGCAGCATATGGTTTTATTCTATACGCATGCGCACCTGGCAAGTATTCTTTAGAAACCAATTTATTTACACCAATATAAGGCGGTATCTTATATTCACCATAACTGGGGTGTCCATACGATAATATACCTTGAAAATTAACATCTTTAATTTCATTATTCACTACAGCATCATGTTCAAATATAAGAAAATCTTGCTTACCCTCGGCGCACATTTTCCATAACTTATAATGAGAAGAAAAACAAGAAAGGACATTATCCCATCTAGAATACGGTCCTTTAAACCCAGCCAATGGTATACCCTCGGATTTAAGAAACGCTTCTGGCTTGTCTCTCGGCGTTACAGCATGGAAAGGATCGACCTGTATAGAAGAAAAAACAGCAGCAGATTTAATACATCTTTCTGCTGCCTTTTGGGAAGGTTCGCAATCTTTTATTGCAATTACATATGCTTTCATAGTTTAGTGGTCGAAATATTTTTTGGTTGTATTTTGGTATAAAACGTAGTTGTCACACCAAGTTCTTTAGGCAAAAGTTGCCTACACATAATAGCATCATTTGGCCAAGCCCCATAATCTTCTACTAAATTCAATAATGCTTTAGCTCCTTCTGGTTTTATATAGTATGCAGAATTTCCAGCTATTCCTTGCGGGATATTATCTTCGTCTACTTTTGGTGGACGAATAACTGTTTTATCTTTTTTGCTAAGAATAGTGTCGTAAAATAGTTTCGACTTTCTAGTTGCACCACGAGGATCATTAAGACCGATTATACTAAATGAAGAATCTGATAAAACTCGAATATCCAATTTATTAGAAAAAACAGCATCATGCTCGAAAATTAAAAAATTTTCTTTAGATTCAAAACAGTTCATCCACAAAGTATAATGCGACAAAAAACAAGCAATTCTTTTTTCAGGAGTTTGTGTTAAATACGCAGATTTTAGTAATCCAGTTTGAAAATCATTCACCGATCCCTTCCATGGATAATTCCAACGTAATCCATATTGCTTCATGAATTTATTGGTTTGCTCTGGCTGTATAGCGTCGAACCGTATTATTTCAAAATCGTTTTCAACTAGCTCAGAACTGCGTACAAATTGATTGCTCGCGGCAATAGAATATGGGTCATTTTTTAATACAATAACATAGGCTTTCATTATATACTCGCTAACAATTTATAATATTTTTTATACCATTCAACAAAATTATTTACTCCAACATTAATAGGAGTTTTCGGTCTATATCCCAATTTTTGTAGTTTAGTTGTATCGCTCCAGGTTTCAGTAGCATCGGCTGGATGTTTTGGACCATATTTTCTTTTAGCTTTAATATTTAATGACGATTCAATGGCATCAACAAAATGCTCTAGTTCAACTTGTTGACCGTATCCTATACAATATATATCGCGCTTAGTCATATTATTTGCAACTAAGCCAATACCTTGAACAATATCATCTACATAAGTAAAATCGCGTTTCATAGCACCATAGTTAAACAAAGTAATTTCTTCGCCTTGGATAATACTTTTAGTGAAATCGAATAAAGCCATGTCTGGGCGACCATATGGACCATATACCGTGAAAAATCTCAAGCCAACTGCATTAGGAATGTTAGAAATATGAAACTGACTTTCATTAATTAGTTTAGTATACCCATATGGGTTTATTTGCAGTTTAAACGTATCGTGTTCATTCCAAGGTAATTCACATCCATGCATAACGCAACTTGTAGAAGCATAAATTACATTTTTTATATTATAAGTTTCACAAACTTCGATAAGATTCATGGTCCCAATAATATTGTTATCAACATATTCTTTAGCATGATCCATTGAATACCTAATACCAACCATTGCGGCAAGATGAATTACTAAATCTGGTTTAAAATTAAAAATTAATTTATCGATTTCATTTTTATATCTTAGATCTGCGAATTTACAATTAATATTTTTTTCTTCTAAAATTCTAGCCCGACTATGTTTTAAAAACGGATCGTAATAATTATTAAAATTATCCATACCAATAACTTGATGCCCTTCTTGGCACATTTTAAGCGCAGTATGAAACCCTATAAATCCAGCGATTCCTGTAATAAAAATTTTCATAAATTATCTTTTAATAAAATACACTATACATTAATAGTATTAATCTTTCAAATCTTTTGCCCCACAAATGTATGATCACTCCATCGAGCAGATCTTGGTTCCCATTCAGTACCAGGATCAATCCAATCTGCAATTACTTTCAACCCCACTTCCTCTGCGATCGCTTTAAAAGAATCAGGATAGTATCTCCAACAATCAATTTTATCATGCGGTTTACCAGTAGAAGGAGCAATTAAAATCATATATCGCCCAGTTTTTAAAACTCGCGTCAACTCAGCAGCAGAACGAAATGGATTTTTGATATGTTCAAATGTTTGCCCCGAAATAACTAGGTCAACTGATTCGTCAGGTAGGTCGATCTTATAAGGTTCGCTCATGAGGTGAGTGACATTCGGCGCGTCTTCAATATCAGCGATATAATAATTTTTACAAATATCAGCAAACAAGGATTTGTAAGAACGGTCGCGGTCTGGTTTGATGTTACGTCCACCAAGGTCTAAAATTGCGAGGTCTTTGCCTAATCTACTTCCAAGAATATCCCTCGCACGTTTCATGTTTTCATAAGAAGATGGATGCATCACCTTTCCTCGCTATTTAACACTTTAAATTTATTATGCTGATATACCTTACAAATATAAACTTTTTTTCCGAATTTTTCTTTCAGAAAATTAATCCAGTCGATCTCAATCTGAATATCAAAGTCTTTTAATTTTCTTCCATGAAACTCAATGTAAAACTCATCAATCCAATCAAAAAGCCATTCCTGTTTCATTTTTTCTAGGAGAGGAAACTCGCCTCCTTCAATATCCATCAACAGAAGTATTTTATTGTCTGGTGAGAATTTACTTTTCATCCACGTAGGAAAATCTATGGATTTTACATCTACCATCCCTTTGTTGCAGTTTACCTTACTACCGTCGAGAGAAGAATTGTTTAGATTTGGTCCGAGATACAAAGGCATCGTACCATCTTCAACAGCAGCAGCAACTTCCATGATATCAACTGTGACATTCATTGCAAACTTTTTACGCAATCGTTCGGCGCGAACAGGGTGCGCTTCCACAGCATATACATCCCAATCGCGCCCGTAGTGTTTGAAGAATTCGTCAATATCACCGCCATCTCCAGCACCTAAAAATATTGCTTTGTTATTGCTCATGTCAGCACCCAAAAGTTTTTCTTTGCTCCAGTGTCAAAGTCGTAACCCCACATATCAATGTCTGCTTTGTACCAATCAGCAACAATCTGAATGGTTTTGGGCGTATACATATCCATGTAACTACCTTTATTAAGATCAGTCACATTTCTCGCCCGAGACATTTTCGGAATACGAAAATAAGCGCAAAGGTCTTGATTCAGTTTCTCGAATCTCAAACAGTCGCAACGAATATTACCCTTTTCATCTGTAACATAATCGTATGCAGGATACCAACCGCGAATAGCACGGTGCCACATATACTCCATGCCACCCCATTTGTGACGGTCTTCGAGGAACTCTTCAAATGAGTTAATAGGATGTTTACCTACGGGTTCTTTCTTTTCCACCTCAATTACTTTCTTTGCAAAGAAATAGCGAGATACAACTCGGTCCCATGGATTGCGAATAATAGCAAATGCATCATAAGCACTAGTAAGAGAAGGTTTCCAGTCGCGCCACCTAGCATGTTCGAAACCATGATGGTCTCCAATTTTATTCATATGTTCATACACGGCATTACTGTATTGTTTACTTTTGTGATTCTCGGGGAGTGCAGTAATAATACGATCAATTAGCATTGGACTCCTACGAATCGTCATACCAGCATTTTTAGGAATGTGCACAAACAATTTTCGATCAAGTAACATTCTTCATTAGCTCCTCAATATTCTCGCCTTTGTTCGGCAACCGATCTTTTAAAAAGAAATGCACGAAATATGCTTCTTCTATTTTACCATTCTCTAGGGCTGTGTATAAACTATTATATTTCCAATCTAGATGTTTAATTCGTATTTTTTCTTTTTTCACCCACCAGTTTAAAAGAGTTTGATCAGTAGACCACTTCCATGCGCCCAACCCATCAATAAATCTTTGGAACTCATTACGGTTTAAAAATTCTCTAGGAGTTTGCCCCTTTAAATATTTTGCGAATGATTTATTTAATAGCATTAACCCCATATTATAAAATTCTGCACCGCTATCGTTCCATTTCCAATCAACATCTTTTAAGTTAGAATATTGCATACGTGTATAGTTTTGCAATTTACTTTGATATTGACTATTAATTGGCATTTCGCGTTCGCAAACAGCAGCAAAATCAATTTCTTCAGTAAGTTCTTCAAAAATATTAGGAGCGTTATCTCGAATGTATATATCGGCGTCTATAATGGCAATTTGATCGTATCTATCGAAATATCCAAAGGCATTTTCTTTTTCGTAGATAGGAAGGAATCCGCCATGTTTTTCATATGATTCTTTGCTACGATTTGTGGCAAAGACATCTGGCTTTATTCGTAGTATCGGTTTGGTTTGTACGATATGTTCGAGGTCAAATTGTTTACAGTATTGAGATACCGAATCAATACAATGAGTGTATAATTTAGAAGGTTTGCCGACGGCAACCTGATATACCATTCGCTTCATAAATCACCAATAATTATTTTGTTTTATTTATTGCTTTTAGAATATGCCTGTGTACCGAAAAAAGCAGCAACTACAGCAGCAACTGAAACAAAGTAAGTTGGTGCCATATCGCCCAAAATTTCGCATGCTTTATCTAAACCAACTACATCCGCAATAACAACAGCAAAGGGATACAATAACATGCCAAATAACGCGAACCAAGTCATATTACGCTGCGCATCACGCATAGCATCTGCATCTTCGAGTTCTTTGCGTTTAAACTCTAGATATATCTGATATTCTTCTTTTGAAATATGACCGTCGCCATTGACGTCAGCGTCTTTTACACAACTGACGTCAATAGTTTTTGTTTCTTCCATGTCACTCTCCTTTAACGAAGGAGAAGAGTCATAGTTACTATGCGTGAGTCAGTTTAACCTCACGCGCATCAAATCTTTCTTCCCTATCGAGACCATGCATACGCAATTGTCGACCTTCCTTCGCATAATTTTTATGTTTATTTTTCTTTTTATTGCGGGGATCATGCCGAGAATATTTCGCCACTTTTCATCAACTCCTATTTATACCTTTTCGAGCCTTTTCATTAAACGCTCTGCTCTATTCGTGACTTGCCTGTACCAAACAGAGTCACGCCCTTCCAATGCTGCGGTTCTCCAATCATTTTTAGCAATCGCAGCGTTGAATTTCTTAAACTTTGACAACCTCGGACGACCAAGATTAAAAACCATATTAACTAGTATTTCTTGAACTTCTTCTGGCAGAGAAGAAAAATTATTATAAAGTTTCTTGCATTCGGAAACAGTAACACTCAAATCTTTTTCAAAGAGTTCATTGACCCTTTCTTGGCTAACTTTCGTTCCAACTGCCTTACCGTGTTCCGCTTCACCTTCCAAAATTAAATGACCGATTCCACAAGTAGGATATCCGAGGTGATCGAGATATATTTCATATTTTACACCTTCATCATACTTTAGCTGCTCTCGTAATCGTTCAGTATTCATTAGTTAATAAATCCATTGGTTCTTCCCATCATTTCCTTCGTCATTATATAATCTCTAACAAAATCAGACCTAACAATATCCTGCCACTTAAATTCTATTATACTAAAATTATTGAGAAGTTCAACTATTTTTAAGAATTGATTTAATCCTTCTTTATCACCATTTTTCACAAAATCAGACTGATAATAATCGCCGCAAAATATAATTCTTGTATCAAGCCCAACTCGCGTAATCACAGAATCTAATTCATGAAAAGTTAGATTCTGCATCTCGTCAACTATTATGATAGAATCATCAAAGGTGGTGCCTCTGATGAATGAAGTTGAATGAAATTCAATAACTCCGTTTTCTATCAGATTTTGATATGCGCCAGATTGATCGAACAGCTCTTCGCATATTGCGATATATGGCGCGACATAAGGAAATAATTTTTCTTCTATAGTTCCAGGAAGGAATCCAACCTCTCGAGTAGGCACCACAGAACGAATAATATGTATCTTACCCCATGGTGTAGACTTATCTAAAACGTCCTCTAAAGCGAGATACAGGGCTGTAAAAGTCTTACCAGTACCAGCTGATCCATTAAGAACTAGATGATGTTTTTCTTGTTTCCAGGCTTCTCGAGCCAGCTTTTGATTTTTTGTAATAGCTTCGAATGTTTGCAAATCATCGATTCGCAACTTGCGATTGTTTTGTTGTTTTTCTCTCATCAGTACGTCTTAATTGTATTAGATTTGCCAGAACCCTTTTTGATATTCTTCAAGTGATTTCTCCAATCACCAGAAGTCTTTCCTAATGTCCCGCCATTCTGAGATATGAATCCATGACCATTAGTAATTTCTTGAACATAACCTTGTTCTTTCATTTCTTCGTATTTTGAAATAGAGATCATGTATTCTTCAACTTCACCCGTTTCAGGATGTTTCAAATTATAAATTGGCATATTTTCTCCGTATATCCAACCGCTCCGACCGACAAGTCTTATTATATATCCTAACGCAGAATTAGTCAAATCCCCGCCGAAACGGGGATTTGTCTAGATATTGGATCACCTTCCTTATTGTTCTTGTAGTTCCGAAATAATTTGATCGAGATATAACCGTTTTCGGTTGATTTTATATGCTAATTCGTCCCTCCCTTTCCCAGTAAGTTTTCGGACATAATTTTGCAACTCTTTACTGTCTTTTTTAAGACGCTCGAGTTGTGATTCCTGCATACACTACTCCTTTATCAAGTTGTTATTATTATTTTACAATAAGGGTTGGAAATGCCTCCTTAACAAGTTTCTTAGTTAGCCCTTTGGTGGTCGACTTCTTATTGATCATTTCAATAAGGATTTCTGCATCACGAGGATGCACTGCTTCCAAAATTCCAATAAACATTGTTTCCCTACGAAGCGGAATAAGTTGATCGCTCGCCTTACTTTTTACAAGATATTGGAGTTTTGTATTCTGTTTATGCCAAGAAGAAGGATAAGACTCTTCTCGGTTGGGTGTATATGGCGGTTTACCTTCTGGTAGGTTAAACGCTATAGTTTCGTCAAAGACGCATCGTAGATAATCGGTCAAAGATGCATACCTATTATTTCGTAAAATTTTAATTTTATCTTCGGTCGTTTCTGCTTTTTCAACCGCAGCCAAAATTTCAAATAATTCTAACTTTCTGTTTGATTGATTTTCAGTAATCATAAAAGAGTTCCTATATCAAATTATTTATATTTTCAGATGTTTCCGATTGATGCGACAATTAATGATACCATTATAATAATCTTCCCTTAATAAAACATCCCGATCGAACTGCTCCTTGGCTTCATAGTAGGAGCACTCCCCTTTAGACTTGCAGAGGCGCAGTATCTCGCGCTGGAAGGCGCTCTCGCCCTGTTCTTGTAGTATACCCTTAACCAGCTCCGAAGACCCGTAGTAGGCTCTCCAGTCGCTCTCTACGCGGACTCTTTTTCGCCTTTTACGGGTTTTGGTGACGGGGAGAATTTTTTTATTATGAAATAGTTTCTTTCCGATATATTTCATATCTGTTCGAATTTCAGTTATGCAATAAACAAACCCGATGTACTCTTCAAGAAAAGTATCATCGGGTTCGAAGTTTTCACCTTTATAGATCCAGCTCATTCAAAATCAACTTCTTCACCACACATTGGACAAAAAGAAGGTTTTTCATCAATCTCATCGACTGTAATTTTAGACCTAACATCACAAATTTCGCAAGTGATTGCGTATGTTATTGTTTCATCTTCCATATTAGCCAGCTGCCCCCCATACATCTTTCCAATCGCCTGTAAGCGCACCTCTTGCATAATCTGTTGCGCGATTTTCGAAAAAATTAGTGTGAGTGGGCGCATTAATCATTTCCTCAACCCATAACAATGGGTTTTTCTTAACCTTGAAAATACCCTTCAACCCTAAACTAATCAAACGGCGATCGGCGATGTACCTAATATATTGTTTAACTTCTTCGGGTTTTAACCCTTCCATCGGTCCCATAGCAAATGCCAAATCAATAAACTTGTCTTCAAGTTCTACCATTTTCTCAGCAATAGTATATATTTGAGATTTTAAAGTATCATTCCAAAGTTCAATATTCTCTTCAATATAAATCCTAAACAACTTAATCATAGATTCAGCATGCATCGTCTCATCAACGATCGACCATGTTACAATCTGTCCCATACCTTTCATTTTACCGTGGCGCGGAAAATTAAGAAGCATGATAAAAGAAGAGAATAACTGCATGCCTTCAGTAAAAGCTGAAAATGCCGCAATATTTGTTGCTACTGATTCTTTCGTTCCATTAGCATTGGCAAGATTAATAAAATAATCGTGTTTATCGCGCATTGCCTCGTACTCTAGAAACTCATTATAGGTTGATTCGGGCATACCCAAGGTTTCTATAAGGTGAGAGTATGCAGCAACGTGTAGAGCTTCTCTCGCAGCGAAACCAGCGAGCATCATACGAACCTCTGGTTGCGGGAAATATGGCAAGTAATTTGTAACATAACCACCCGCAACATCGATATCACCCTGAGTGAAAAAACGAAATATATTTGTTAAAAATCCCTTTTCTTC